TAATTTTAACATCATATTTTTGTGCCAATGGGATGTATGCATCAAACTGGTCGTATATAATCTTTTGGATTTGCTCTTCAGTATAACCCAGTGAATACACTAAGTCTTCTAAACTAACACCAAAATTAGGGTCACCTAACACATCACCTCTATTTGTGAATAATGTTGTTTCAATTTGACCTATCAACTGAGCAACTTCACTCTCAGAATGTATCTTATATGGGTCATAATTTGGGTCACCCGGTGCTTTAACGTAAAAATCCATAGTAATATTATATATCTAACTTATGAATGCATCATCCAATCAGTACCTTCGTCTGATTTAATTTCTTCAATAACTTTATCTAATTCATCAGTACCCATACCTTGAATAATGTCAGCATTAATCGTAACGTCACCTGGTAGGTTATAACCAAATATTGCTAATTTTTGTCCTAGTGAAATCATTACCTTCGCCGCAACATATCTAAAGAATATCTCATCATTAAATAAAGCACAGTCTGGAATAGTTTCATATATTTCTAAGAACACATCTTTTCTAGGTGTTTGTCCAGTAAATTTAATTTCATGTGTTAATTGAGAGTAGTGAAATGAAATAGGATTATCTAAAATTTGTTTAGTTAATTCTAAAGCACTTTGATTAACAACATAATACTGTAGGTTTTCCATACCCTTAGCAACTTGTGAGCCGCCCGTGGACATTTGACCGTACAACATTCTTTCCATATCAAAATCACCCTCTTGAAAAGTAATTGAAGTACCAAATCCACCAGCACCAGCTTCAAATACACCGTATACTGAGAATACTTCACCGCCGTCAGTTGACACTACGGCACCACCTGGTAAAGTAATTTTACCATCGGGTAAAGTTAAAGCTCTCCTTTTTTTAAATTGTTCAGTACTAAATACTTCATTTGGAATGTATAAAAAGTTTTCAACTACAGAGTATTCATAGTTTTTATAAAACCATTTTTTTGCTCTTTTAATAATATTGATAACCTCCGACTGTGGTAGATTCATTGGAATCATACAAGCACCCGTAACATGTGATCCGATTTCGTTTATAAAGTCGTTCCAACAATTTATGTCATATTCCGGTGGTGTTGTTAGATCATCAAGATTACCTGTAAAAATATCACTCATTTTATTATTTTATTTTTGTTGACTGTACAATTTCAGTACCATCAAATTTAGCAGTGCTTTCAGAATAATTACCTTCTCTAAAAATACCACCTATCATTTTACCCTTAAATACACCATCTCTACCAAACACATATGAATCTTTTGCTTCACAGCTTTGGTGTACGTATGATGATTTAATTTTTGAATCAGTTAATTTAGTACCTTGATATAAGTTACAACCTTCAAGGTCAGACCCTTTAATTTTGCAGTTATAAAGATCACTGTACCTAACTTCCCCCGCAATTTCACAGTTAACCATTTCGTAATGTTCTAAATCATGTGCACCTTTAAATACACCATCTTTAATTTGAACCTTAGACCTATCAGTATCGTAGTTGATATGACCCTTAACTAAACCACCTTCGGAAATGAGTTTAATAACTCTATCTTTTATTTGATCCCAATACATGTCAATAGTCTCACCTCGATTGCCACCATCCTCGCTTAGGTCAAATGTAAAGGTTATGTCTTGAAACTTTTTAAAGTTCCTGTGGTCGCGATACAGGCTTATTACAGGACCCATCTCACGCATAATTCTTCTTAACTCTAATCTATTCAGCTCATTAAGCCCAGGTTCACTACAAATTTTATGTAATTGTGTAATCCAACCATCCATTAAATGCAAAATATCATTAGTACGCTTTTGGTAATCTTTACCGCCAAGGTATCTAAATTCTAAATAACCCATCTCCTGCTTTAAGAAGTTAACACCATAGTATTTAGTATTGGGATAATTAAATTGAGATTTATTAACAGACCTTTCATCAAAATGAAATAAGCCATTCTTTGGTAAGATGTACTTAATTGATTTAGCATAAACTAAATCCTCTCTTTGTGGGAAATATTTATATACTTGGTCTTCCTTAAACTCTAATACAAACTTAAGTGTATTCATATGAGTAATAAAGTATTTACCGTAAGTTCCATTTTGGAATGAGATATTTAAGTGCAATCCACAACGGTCATTTGTTGAACCATTTTCGTCAATCCACTTAAGCATTTTAATAGCAATAAGCCTAGCATCCGTATACGGTAGGGGTCCAGTAACTAATTCAATTAGACCAGCACCACCTGACATATCAGGTTCCATTTTAAAGACCTTATCAGAAGGCTGAAAATCGGAATGGGCTTTTGTTTCTACTTGAATCTTACGACCCAATAGTTGCCCAACCGATTTAGCAGTCTCTTCTACAGATGTATTTGAATAGAATTCAAACTCAAACCCAATTTGTGAGTTTAATAATACATCTTTATTTTGTTGATTTAACATCGGAGGATCATATCTTGTTTCAATATATATCCACCATATATTTTAGGTTGGTTGGAACCTAAGCTCCAACCACCTTTAAAAATACTTTCTTAGTGTCGTTATCGATTTTTGTAATCTCAACAGCAACCTCATCACCTTTTGAAAAACGTTCAGTTAATGAAATACCTTTTTCAAATCCAGACACATGTGCCATACCAGTTACACTACCATGTAGTCCAACAAACACACCATAATCTTTTACAGAACGGATTTTACCTTCAACCACACTAGGAATTTGCAAGTCTTTAGTAAACTCTTCCCATGATAAATCTTCTTTAACTTCTTGTTTTTCAACTTGAGTTAAGATAATCTTTTTATTAGAAACAACCTCTTTAACTTTAAAGTCAATTGCATCGCCTGGGTTAATATCTCCACCTTTATGCTTAGCAGCCCATTCTGGACTTAGATCATTAACGTGAATCATACCCGTTAGACAACCTTCAAATTCACAGAACACACCAAACTTAGCAGTACCAGTTACAAACCCATTATGTACCGCATCAAAGTCTTCTTCTATTTTTGCAATACTCGTTGGAATCATAGCTTGTAAATAAGCTCTGTGAGACACTACAATAGTTCCACGATTTGCAGAGAATGAATCTGGTACAACATACATATCATTACCAATAATTGATTCAAAATCAGCTAGTTTATTAATACCAGCAAGTGAACCCGGCATGAAACATTCAATACCTTGAACCTTAACGATATAACCACCACCTGGAATCATAGATTTAACAGTACCCATAAATGCAGTACTACCATCTTCAGTAGCCTGTCTAAGCTCATTAAAGATTGCTTGTCTAGCGCCTTCAGTTATAGAAGCTGTTGCATATTCACGAGCTGCTGTTTTATCACTAAGTACCTTTACAGTGACTGAATCACCAGGTCTGTAATCTTTAATGATATCAGCATCTTCTTTATCAAGGTCAATGTAAAGCATCTCACGGTAGTTAACATTAACAGTCGCCCATTTAGTAGACATTGAATGTAATGTACCCTCAAGATAAGAGTCTACTACCAGTGATGTAATCATATCAATTTCAAATGAAGTTGATTCGATCATGTTGTAATAATTTTGTGCTTCAACATCTTGTGAATAAACAATATGTTTGTGACTTGCAGTTTTAACCTTGTAATTAGGTCTTAACTTGTGGCTGAATGCATGCTCGTAACCGTCCCAATCGAATTCGCCGTTTGGTAGAACATAGTCGTCATGCATAAAACCACCACGTGTATCTTCGTTAACCGTTACTTCTTCTTGTACATTTTCTACAGATTGTACGTCTTCTGTTTGAGCGATGGTTACCTTTTTAGCACCAATTCGTTCTCTTTTTTTGTTTTCCATTTTTATTTAGTTAGAAAGTGAATAATATACATTATATAACCCATTTTTTTGGGCCTCTTTTTAACTAAATTTATTTAGGATTATCACCTTCCTCAGGTGTTTTAACACCACTCCCATCATTAGCAGTACCAACGCCACCCTTGTTATTACTACTAGGAGCACGGCCTTTACCAGTATTACCTGGTTCACCGCCCCCGGTATTTTCACTATCCTTACTACCCGACACTAAAATTACTGTACCATTTTCATCTTCTTCAAATTCACGGGCTGTTTTAGCCCATTCTTTATAACCATTCATATAATTATTAAAATCAATAATTAATTCACGCCATGCACGATCACTATCTTGACCATTAATAACTTCAATATCATTTGATTTATTAATTAATCGTAATATCTGCACCGCATTTAATGGGAAATCTGTAAATGCAATATCATATCGTTTAGTTGCAATTTCCATTACAGCACTACCAGGCTTTTCAGTACCACCAGCCGGCCATGGTATTGTAAATATTTTTTGGTCCGCGTAGTATTTTGCACTAAATATAGCTTGTTGTTTCTTTTTAAGTTTAGCTTCAGATTTTGCAATAGCCTTGTTGTTACTTTCAACAACATCTGAAGAACTTTTGACTGTGTTTACTAATGACTTCACCGCAGTAATTTGTTGACCAAGCGGCGTTGACATGTCTATGGTTTTAGTCCAATCAAGTTTATTTTTAAGTTCTGCTGGGTTTAACCCGGTACCTATTTCTTTTATTTTTGATCCAGTAGCTACAGCCGCTGCCTTCTTAGCATCAATACTTTTTTTGAAATCCACAATACTACCAGTCATAGTTTCTACTAAATCTAAAATACCAATTTGCTTAAATACATCAATAAGCTTAATACCTAATAATGCTATAACATCTAATTGTCTTTTAATTTCAGTAATAGCTATAAATAATTTTAATATTATACTTAATGGGTTAGGTGCACCGATTCCAATTGTAGTGGGCATTACCGCTTCAGTTACTTTTTTAACAACATCAGTTGCAACTTCTTTAATTTTTTTTAATAATTTTTTAAAAGCTTCAATTAATGTTTTATGTAGACCTTCTAAAAATTGACGACCTTCATTCATATAGTAATCAATAGTCTTTTTCTTTTCAGCAGCAATTAACTCTTTAATTTCAGACTCTTTTTCTGACCATGCGTCACCATACTTCTCTTTATACTTATCAGTTAATTCAACCATTATTGATTTAAAACCAACAACTTCATTAGTATAAATCTCAACAATAGTTTCATAATCTGGTATTGCAGGTATTAATATCCCTAAATTAACAAATGACTCAAGGCTTACCTTGATACCATCTAACTCTTTTTCTATTCCAAACTTTTCCATAATAAATTATTAAGACTCTTGTTTAATTGAATCAATTGTTTGTTGCATAAGCGCCAGGTCAATTACATTTAATGGATTTACAGGTCCTGCATTGACGTGTGTATGTTCTTTAATAACATTAAGCATATCACTTAACAAGTCTGTAAGTGTTTGCCCCTTTACCGCAGGTTCTGATTCGTCTCCAAATGAACTAGCAATAAAAATATCATTAGCATATAAATAAATTTTGCCATCATTACTAACCCTAATTGCAGGGTCAGCTTCAACACCATCACCCGTTGATATAATTAAACCATCTTCTTGTGTATGGTAAATCTTAACACCCTTAGTAGTATCATAAACTAATGAAGTCGTTAGCTCTGGTGTACCCGTAACGTCTAATACGTCAGCTTTAAAAGTACTATCAATTCTTGGTGAGTTTTTATAAACAGGAGTATACACGTCGCCATTATCAAAATAGATTGCTACAACGTCACCAACATTTGGTACTGACATTGAACCAGTGATTTGATTATTAGCAGGAGTAGCCCAAGGTATATCTTCAGTTTCAAGTAAATCAAATTTGCCATAAACTTTAATTCTACATCTACCTTTACCATTCGGGTCTTGTACATCTACAACTTCACCTAACCAATGGGAATCCCTTAAATTATCTTTAAAAAGTTCCTTACGTTCCATTATTTATTAATGTTGCCTAAATTATTTTTATTTTTAAATAAACTAATTTGTTGAATATCTGGAAATATAGAATTGATCGAGCCCTGTTTCAAAGCGGCACCTAAAGTTGAACCTGGTTCAATACCAAATATATTTGCTTTAGCACTTTTAATTAAACTTTGTACTTCATTTTCCGCAGCACTTAAACCGTCCTTAAATAAATTATTAGGTATTCTGCTAATACCACCTGCAATATCATCTACTTCACCAACGGCCCTTTGAAAAGCTTGATCAAATATTGAACCATATACATTATTTGGCCTTGTCAGTTCATTAATAGGATTAAAATTTGTAATACCATCACTTACAGTTTGTAGCGCATCATCAAGTGCACTTAAACCCCTTTCGCTAAATGTTGGCTTTTTATCTTCAGTACCAACACCTGGACTGCCATCTAATGTTATGTCAGATATACCATTTAAATAAGTAGCATTAAACTTTTTAATAGATTCGTATTTTATTCTAATTTTAGGTTGTGGGCTTGATGGCTCTGCTGAACTTAATGATGAGAAAGTTTCTTTACCAGACGTAATATCAAATTTACAAGATTTATATTTAAACATAAACATTGGTTTTGAATCAGCTGTGATTTCATCGTTTATATTAACTTCTTTACCACTCTTATTATTTTTAACTGTTTGTATATTTCTAACTTCAGAAACAATAACATACATATTGAATCTTTTATAATTTTCTGGAAGAACTTGTGTCCAACCGTCTAGGTTATAAACAGCTTCTCTATACAAATCCATCAAACCTGTAATTGCAAGATTAATAGATTCATTACATTCTATTTCTAGTTTTTTATCGTCACCGCCCAAATATGGTTCTAACATATCAATATCAAAAGCAGCATCTATACCACTAATTGATTTAAAATACCATGGCATTTCTTTATTAATTAATGTTAGTGTACTAATAAACTTTTCTAGCTGAGTTGCTTTAGTTTCTTCCTTATATTGTTCACGTAAAGATTTAACCGCAACATCTTTATTAAATAAAGGGCTTAGCATATCAAACTTTAAAGTAAACGTTAAAAACGTAGGGTCTTGATATGGGTTTTTAGCGGATGTTCTTAACATCCCTTTAGTAAAATTATATCTAGTATTATCTGCCATTATTTATATATCAAATATTGTTTAATCTCGCCGGCCATTCCCTACGCCCTAATTTAAGAGTCTGTGAATAACCCAATTCAGCGTCATACAAATATTTTATACCAAGTATAATATAATGTGCTGATAAGAATTCATCTAGTGTAAATGATGAGATATCATTTTCATTAACGTCATTTTCATTTTTAGTATCATCGGCTTTAACATCAAAATCACCTTCTCGCTTTTCTTTGTTAATACTTTCAGTAACATCACCGTTCACTTCACCATAATTAAAAATATTTACAGGAACTTTCATATAACGATATAAAGCTGGATTCATACCCTCAAGATGAACTTCTAAATACATCTTGTCCAACTCTATTAAATTTTGAATGTTATTAATTGCAGCAAATTTATAATTATCATGAACACTATCGCTTTGAATACCAACATATTTTTGTTTTATATGAGTATTGTATTCGTCAACTTCAGAATTTCTACGACCCTTCAAAGCTTCTTCATGATCTTTAATATTATCACCAACTAATGATTCAACATCAAATTCAATAAGGTCTTTGCCAACACTTCCGTCATAATCAAAATATTGCATCTTTCTTTTATAACCATTCTCTAAAGCTATTTTAGTAGAATTATTAATAAGATTATATCTTTCAATACTAGTGTTACCACCACTAGCCAAATGATGATTCGTAAGTATTAATTGTGATTCAACTTCACCAGCACCAGTTGTAGGGTCTGTCCCTCTTTCGTGAAACATTTTATTAGTAATGTATTCGTGTATTTCAATATCTTCAGGTGCATTCATTATTTTTTGAATGTCAACAAAATTAATGTAATAATACGGGTCAATCGAATATGTTTGAAATGAGTTATCATCTAAATACGAATGTAATACAGTATTCGAAAGCATTTCAAGTTTAGTTTGGTATGCACAAAATCTACGCATTGTATCTTTAGTGTCGCTTATATTTGTTGCAAGTCCTAATTTTAAATCAGTTGCAACCGCTTTTATATGATCAATTGAAGAACCCTCACCATATGATTTACATTCATCGGTATACATACCAGGTATTTTAGCAATACCCCTAACATTATAAATTTGACCACCATCTACTTTTTCAGTTGATGATGCTGGTAGTCCCCTGAATTCTAAAATAGTAAAGTCCATTCTGATATCTTTATATGTACCAGCCTCATCCAGTTGTATTCTAATATTTAATAAATCACCATCTCTTGGAAACCTATCAACTGTAAAAAAGTTCTGGCTATCAGAAAGCATTGCAGTTACTTCTGGATATTTACTATTTAAGTCTAATGTAAATTTTAATATGTCTTTTGGCGCAAATGGATAATCATTAACTTTTATGTATGGTTCGGGACCACCACTCATGTCAGAAAAGCCATCACCTGTATGTCTTTCACCAGCACCTGGTAATTTCATCTCGTCTAGTTTAATGCTAGGTTCGAGTATTGTATATACATGACTATTTAATGCCATAATTAAGATTGACTAGGATTTAAATCAGTAATAACACCAGATATATCTTTATTAGTTTGACCAGTCTTAAGTCTATTTGGTGGAAGTGCTTCAACTTGTGCGAGTGACTGTAGGAACTCAAAACGCTTCTTATCTTTTTCAGTCATTCTACGTTGCTTTAAGAACTTTTCTTTTTGAGTTTCATCATTATTCCTTTTAGGTTTAATAAACTTTTTAAATCTTTCCTGATTAACTGGAACATCAATAATGTCACCTTGGTTTAAAGAAAATGGATTAGATACGCCATTAAATTTTAAAAGCATATCGGTTAATGATTGGTCGCTATAGTACTTAAGCGCTATTAGGTCGGGTCTACCAGCTTGGTCACCATCAATAACATGTTCAACTATTGTATCAACATCTTGAAGGTCGATAAATAGCATTGATGGTTCAGTCATTATAACTTTACCGTCAACTATATTTTTATTATGTAATGATTTAAAATCCATTATCCTCCAGTCATTTTTCTATATATGTCAGCCTGTTCTGGGCTATCCGCATTACCGTATGCTGATGTATTTGTACTGTTATTAGTGTTAACACCATTTTCAGGTGTTAGATACATTCTTTGTCTTCCACCATTAAACATTCTTTCGATATCAGCTTTATCCCTTGGTCTAGCCGGTTTAAGTGAAACTTTAACTGTAAGTTCTGTTGGGAAACCTTCATAAGATAGTTCACCACCAAATTGGAAATCAGCCTTATCACAATATAAATTACCAATAACTGCAATAGGGTTTAATGGATTACCAATAGTAACATGGTATTGACCGGTTGGGTCACCTGTTAAAAAAGCATTAAGTGCTTCAGAACCCTGTGGTGTTCCGAATAATTTCATAAGACCACCACCAATAAGGTTTTTACCAAGTTTAGAACCAGTAAGACCATTCTCTTTTATATCATTTAACATATTACCAGCAGCACCAGCAATGTCACCAACGATTGAACCTAAGAATTCACCAAAATTACCAGACTTTAATTTACTAAAGTCACCAAACGGCCTAGACATTTTACCAGAACCGCCAACATACCTTGATGAACCACCCCAGAAATTACCATTATTATATGTAAGAACTAACATATTTGATAGCATATCTAAGAACGCGATTTTAGGTGAAACACCTTCAAGCTGTCTTAGGCTATAATGAAATGTAAGTTCCATATCCCCTGTGAAGTTTAAACCAGCGTCACGGATAGATACCTTTTTAATAACATTAATAGGCCCAAAAATGTGATTTGGATAAGTACCTTTGGTTGCATCATATCCACTTTTAGCATTAGCAACGCCTTGTGCATCCATACCGTTTGCAGCACCAACAGCCGCTGATGCAAAAAAGTTACCGCCAATTGCGCTACCTAAAGCACCACCTTCACCACCGCCGCTTCTTTCTTGAATTGCAGATTCAACTTCTTTCCAAGTGGTACTTACATCAAACTTTAATAAATCATTTAGTTTATTACCAGTAGTTTCAGACATCCACGTTACAGCTCTTGCTAAATCAGGCATTGCATTATCAACAATAGATTTACCATCAGGTCCTAAAATTCTAGGATTAATAATATCATCTTCAACCGGCATAGGAAATCTTCTAAGAGTTACCATGAAGTTGTTTGATATTTTACCGTAATATTTAGCTAATGCAAAATCAGAAAATGAATATTTGTAACCAGGGTGGTCTTTTTCATTTAATGTTTGTATAATTTTTGTAGCTGTCGGGTTTCTATATTCAATTTTATCAGCGCCGGCAAATAGCGGGGCGTTGTAGGCCTCCTTATCTAAATTATCAAGCGGTCCACCCTTGTAGTTCATAAGTGACCAGTGATTGAATAAAGAAAATGGAATCTGCTTGGGACCCGGTACTAAAGTACCAGCACTATCAGTACTATTACCACTATTAGCTTTACCTGCAGTTTCTATTGTATAACTTTCAGCATCACCTAAACCAGTATATATTGGGTTAATAGAACCAACAATAGGTTCAACAGATGTTGGGTTTATTGTATTTGTACTTACAGATGTAGGCCCCTTAATAGAGGCTTTAATAGTTTTAATTTTTTCGGCAGCTTGACCTTCAACAACTTGACCGGTTAAAGCATCATAAAATCTAGTAACACCACCAGATGATTGATCAATAAGGTTATCAAATTGACTAGTAATATTTTTAGCATCTTTTGAATTTTTAACCGCATCTTGAGAATCCTTAACAAATTCTTTAGAATCTCCAGTCAATTGATTTATTGAATCTGCAGCATTATCCCACCAGCTCTTTTCTGAACTCATCTATTGATATAATTATTTATACTATATATCAGGCTTTAATATCATCTAAATCATTAAAAGAAGGTCTACTTAATAAATCATCTAGGTATTCTTCAGTAACATCAACTTTACCCTTTAAGAATTTTTTAAGTGATGTTTTAAATTCGTCTTGATTATTAAAGTGATATTTACCTGTTCTGTATTGTGCTCTAGTAGATGCGTCATAGATGTCACGTATGGACTTCTCTATTATAAATGATTGGATAGTGTTGTACAACACAGTGGAGTCACCGAGTGTCTTTGTACACATAACTGAATCAGCAACAAGCATATACTTATCTTTGCTCATATATTTTTCAAACTCTTCGCGGGTTTGAAATTGACTACGCTTCATTTTAAAATGAAAGTCATGTCCTGAAAAATCTTTCTGGAAGCGCTCCCCAATAAAGTGACGTTTAATAAAGTTTAAGTCATCATAAAACTTTATAATCTTTATAAGGTATTGTGGGTTATGTTCGTCCATCTTAACGTCATAGATAAGACCTCGAACTTGAAATAAAATATTGGGGTTGGATTTTGAAGCGATTAATGCATGACAGTATTCGCCCTTAGGGAATAATCTGTGATGTATCATGTGTCGATGAACTTAACCGAACCGAATTGGCTAAGTACACCTTTTGTTGGAAAGTCAGTTCTATTGATAACCGTTAGATCAATATCAATCTCATGGCTTTCCAATACATTATCAAGTGTACTTCTCAATCCTGAAATTGTTTGTTTATTAAGGTTTTTAATTAGATACACAATAACTTTGGGGTGATTTTCAAATTTATCTAATTTAGAATTATACATTTTTAATTGACTATGAATATGAAGACCGATTAATCTGTCAGACGGTTTTCTGATAGACTTATCGGCCTTCATTAATTTATTAGAAATATCGATGTAATTTATGGTATAGCTGGGTGCACCGTAGTTTCTCACATAGCGGTTAAATTCCATTTTACTATTACACCAAATACATTCTATTTTAATATTCATTACTTAGCATCAACAATCTTTTGAAGGCTATCAATATTATTTTGTAATTCTTTAATAGCTTCAGTTGCCTCTTTTTTAGAAGGTGTATAGTTTTCACCCCATTCACTGATAATTTTAATTTGTTCAGCTTGTTTGGAATTACCTAAATCTACACCCATGTCTTCAGCAAGTGTCCACAATAATTCAATTTTACTGTCTATTGAATCATGTCTTTCTAAATCATAAACTGTTTTAGATTCAAACTTTTCACCGGCCCCATTAATATTATCGTCAACAATAGTTTTGATAATACCATTATCGGCAATTTCAATAGTAATTACTTGCATAGTGTATATACCTTATTTCATTTGAGCCGCCTTTTGGTATAAGGCAATAGACTCTTTACGGTCAGCACGATAAGTTTCTTTGTCTTTAACAATCGTACATCTCCAAGCTTCTAATAATACTTCTACTTTTTCAGCACTGTAGCCATTAGCTTCATGTGATGCTTTAATGCTTGCTTCTTTTTGAGCAAAGTATTCAGATTGTCTTTTTTCATTAGCCTCTACATTCTGTAAATGTAATTTAGCACCTTCTTTTGCGGTCTTAGCATACCAAAGTTTACCAACTTCAGTGAACGGACCATACATGTTTTTTACACGTAACATTCCAGCAGATTTTAACTGCAATCTTCTTTGACTTCTGTTCATTTTGTATTTAATTTATGAATAATATTCTGATAGAAATTCGGATACATTAGCTGTAATGTATTCCTTTAGTTTATTTATCTCAATTTGTTGAAGGGCCACTTCCATGATTTCTTCATTTAAGTCCGCATCTTCCATGCCTTCAGACAACATTGCATGTAATTGTGGTGTTGGTATATTAATATTAATTTGAACAGGAACATTAACAACATTCTTTTTGCTCATTTTCATAATCATTTTACCCATAACCGTTGGTTCTTTTACCGGTTCTTGTTGTGTAACTATGGTGTCTGATGAATTTGTAGCGACTACATTTCCTTCATTTTGAATAGGACCAGTTTGAAGCGGCTTTGTCTCAACATCAATAAAGCCACCTATTTTAGTTGAAGCCGGAACCTCCATTAAAAATTCACTAATTAAAGATGGATTAATACGTGTACCGTCTGTAAAGTATAACCAATTAGCATCCGGTTGCTCTTCAGCAACTTGAACAACTTCGGTGGTTCTTTCTGATTTAACCCATTGATACTTTTGTAGCTCTCTGTCTTTAGCCATGATTGTTTCTTCCATTTTAGTTTTTGTATTTTGAGGTAATTTTCGAGAAGTCTTGACTATCGTCTTCTTGATACGCTGTAATAAATTCATCTAATAATTGCATTGATTTTGAAGGTCCAATATAGGCATCAACTTTAATATTGTTAAGATAAAATAATTTAGGATTTGATTCTATAGATTCAATAATATCTTCTACAGGTTGCAAATATTTTTTAATGAATGACATTTGTTTGTATTACTTCAATGTTAGCTTTATTTAATAATTCAACACCACCCATATCTCGGTAGCTTTCGTTGTAATATACTTTAGTAATACCTGATTGAATGATTAATTTTGCACATTCAAAACATGGTGAAGTCGTTGTGTATAACGTAGCACCGTCCGATGACAGGGTTGATTTAGCTAATTTACTCAACGCATTCGATTCAGCATGTAACACCTCAACCTTGGTTACCGTTTTACTACAGCAATCTTCTTCACAATCATACCCTTTATCTATTAGGATTTGCAAGTGGTCTGGGTTATCTACATATCTAACCTGTTCTTCTTCACATGTATTGTCAAAACCGTGGGGTGTTCCATTGTAACCAAACGAAACAATCTGTTCGTCTTTTACAATGACACATCCAACTTTACGTCGTTCAGCATAACTCAGTTTCGCAATTGAGTATGCAATCTCCATGTACACTGATTCAATCTTTAATCTAGGCATATAAAATATAAAAGTCCGTGCATATTATACACGGACCTTTAATAAATGTTTCAAGAAATTATGAATCGCTTACTCTTCGTCGCTTTCAACCTCTTCACCTTCAGCAGACCAAGCTTCTTTCATCTCGTCAATCTTCTTAGCGTAAGATTCTTTTAATTCATTACATGTAGCCTCGTACATTTCAAGGGTCATGTCTTCTTTCATTTCTTTTAATGTATTAACTGCCATCATAGCAACTAATGCCGCATTTTCTTTTAGGTAAGATTCAATAGTATGCTCATCGTGCATATCTTCTTCCCAAACTTTAGCTTCGTTTTTACAAGCCTCATATGCCTCTTTAAGCATTTCAGCAACCGCTACAACTTCTACAGAATCGTCTTCATCTTCGTCGTCAGAATCGTCTTCATCTTCGTCGTCAGAATCGTCTTCATCTTCGTCGTCAGAATCCTCAGATTCAGTCATAGCATCTTCTTCAGATGGTGCTTCATCATCAGCTGAATCTACAATACCTTTGTCTTCTTCAGATGAAACTTCTTTAGTGTCTGCTTCAAGTTCTTCAGCTTCTTCACCGGCTTCTTCACCTTCAACATTGTCTTTTACTTCAACGTCATCTTCACCTTGTTCGTCTGTAACAACTTCTTCTTCACCTTCTGCTTCCGTAGGTTCGCCCATTTCAACTTCTGTGTTTTCGATTTCTTCAGCCGTGTCAATGTCAGCAACGTACTCTTCGAATGATTTTAATTTAGCCATTTTAATATGTTATTATTTTATTATATATCTAATAATATTTTAGTCCATTTCTTCCTTAGTGGGAATTATATTATCAGTAATTCTATTAACCGAAATATTAGTAGGCCTTTTATCTACAACGATAACCTTGTCTTTAGACGCACCAACTGTTTTAGTTTTTTTTGATTTAATAAATTTATAATCAATGAATAAAACCGCGGCAATCGTTAATGTAATAATTAAAAAATACATAATATTTTATTTATTTATATATCTTGTAAAGATATTTATTTGTTTTTTAATTTTATTTAGATGAAATAGCACCTTTTTTATTAAACATATTGTAATTAACATGAATCTTTTTACCAGACTTTATATGCTTTAATATTAGAAGTGTATCGTCTGACTCTGCAACTTCAAAATCATCACCCATATATGTAACGTTTGAACCCTTAGCAATATTCTTAAATTGATCTTTGCTAATCTCTTCACCTTGGCTTTTTGTAAAAGCTTCGAATAATTTTACTCTTTTCATAATTTAATTCATTTGAACCTTAAGTTCTTTTGTTAGTTCTCTATCTTTCTTTTTATCTTGCATCGCCATTTTAGAAAGTACTTTTTTAATTTGGCCGTCTGCCATACGCATAATTTTTTCAGTTGATTGTATTCTAGAGTCAAGCTTTACCTTATTAACATATGTTTTAAGCTTATCATTCTCTTCACCAATAACATCCATTCGCATTATAACATCACTTTCGAGTTCTTTTAACTGCGCACCTTTAAGGTCAGTCATTGAAGTCTTGTTTGATTTTATAGCTTTAGCTGGAAGTGTATTTGCATACATATCTTCTTTTGCGTTTAACTCTTCTTCAAATGCTTCAATATTTTCAGCTTCGATATTAACTTTCGCAATATCAACTCTAACCTCAACAAGTTTTTGTGCTAACTTATCTAACTCACGCTTCTTTTTTGGATTTGAAAATAAAGAACCCAACCACGAGAATAAGCCTTCATCAAGTAGGTCTTGGACCTCTGATTCTGTAAGCTCACCACCCATAATAGAATTCACAACTTCATACAAAGACTCGTTATCAATAGGGTCATACGATACGTGATGAGCCTCACCACTAATCTTATTGTTCCTGATATACTCTTCAAATAAAAATAAATTCTTCATTATGATTTAAGGTTTTTATCGTAACCACCGTCTCTAACTTCTTTAGCAACATCTTTATCAGCATCACCCCAAGTACCAGCACCTTTAGTAAGGAACGCGTTAACCCTAGCATATCCCCATTGTTCTTGGCCAGCACCTGGCCTATGACCTGTTTTCCAAGCCGCCATACCACGTCTCATGATAATTCTAATAAGACCAATTGGTACGCCCGTCTCTTCTGCTTTTTTAGCAAGAGCTGTTTCAATATCAGCGTTATCTAATTTGCTTCTATCACCTTCAGCCTTTTCTTCGTTAACCTTACCTTCTTCAACAGCTGATGAAGACGTTTTACAAGATGGACAGTAACCGCCATTCTTTTGCCACTTAGTAAGTGTATTAACTTCGTCACATTCAGTGCAACCTAATTTTACAGCTTCATCAAGTTGTAATTCAGATACCGCTTCGTTCTTTTCGTCACCATAAAGCTCATGGTATTTCTTAACATGCTTAGATGTTTTAACTTGACCCTTCTCTCTAGCCTCTTCGTCACCTGGCATTTCTTTATAAGCTGATGAATCATCATCATCCATTTCACGCTGCTTTTTGATTTGATCTTCTTTATCGGTTTCGTCTTCTTTATCAAGCCCAGTCATATATTTGTCCGGACCTGGTTTAGCATCACCTTCTAATAAGTCTTCTCTACCAAGTTGCTTATAAACCTCTTTACGTGTTTTTTCCATCTTAGTAGCATATTCAGGGTCATCATTTCTATTAAATACAATTTGTTGTGTAAGTGAAGATGAAATCTTTTTAACGTCACCGTTACGTGTATCAATTAACCACTTAGCTAAATCCTTAATGCTTAAGTCCCTGAATCTACCATATGCATCTGGTGCATCTGAATCATGGAACTCAGGCCTTGCTTCATTAAGTTCTAGTTCACTTAAACCAATTTTGCTAAGGAATTCACCCTTGTTGTATTCAACGCCTTCAGTATCAAAGTCTGCAATAGTTTCAATAGCCATTTCTTTACGGTTATCTATATCGTCTACCTTTAATAGTAAATCAACAATGCCATCAACCATTTCAGTATCACGACTTGCTTCATTAATAAAATCCTCGTATAGTTTTAAATGTTTCATAATTTTAAAATTTAGGTATACCTCCTATTTGTTTTGCACGTCTTTTCCAAAGTGTAAGAATGTCTTCACGCTCTTTTCCATTTATTTCACCAGATTGTTCTTGCGTGTCTAGATATCTATTAACAGCATCGGCCATCGACTCTTTTCTTTTTTTAGCCTCATATCTAAGACCCTGTATGTTTGCATCAACCTCTTTAGGTAGCATGAAATATTGTGCTTTTGGTAATAGACCAATCTTAATCATCTGTCTTAACATACCATCATCTTCATTTGGTTTACCTATTCTGTAATTACCAATATCCTCACCACCTTGTGTGATATGCTCAATCTCATGTCTTACAACATCTGCTAAATAAAAATAAATAGTAGACCATTCACCAGGAATCCAATCAGGATTAACAGCGAAGTCTATAATAATATACGGGTCTTGCTCGTCACCTTCATCATCAGTTGTTCTTGAATCAGCACCCGTGCTATTAAGTATTTCAAAACCTTTAACACGCTTGGTAACATGTAGGTTGAAATCAACATCAAATTCTAGTCTGTTTAAAACTAAGCTTTCTGTAAAGTTAAGTGTAGCTTCACCACCTTTATAACCGTTTACCCACTTCTTAAAAGTGTGCTTAACTAGTTTAGATGCAATACTATCATAAGAGCTTCTACCCTCATTAACAAAATCTGTAAAATTAAATATGTTATTCATGTTATTTAGCATAGCGGACCATAGTGTCCTTATACTTTAAATCTTTATTCTTAACAAAGTCAAAACCCTTATAGAACTTTTCAAGTCTAGCTACAGAAGATGCACCAAAATCTTTTGATGGTGTGAGTCTAATGTCTTTACCCTCTTTGTCTGCAAACGCAATAATACGTTCCATCGCTTCAGTCCCTACACCAGAACCCCTTAACCTTTTAGGAACTTCAATTTTACCTAATTCTAAGTGGTCACCATTATCCCATAGGTCTAGTACGATACCTAACTCATTTTCCAAGTCGGACATAATGTACTTTTCATTTACAGAAATAAATGATTCAAAGGCTTTGACGTGTTTCATTAGTTATATATTCAATAAAAAAGAGGCCGAAGCCTCTTATTATTTTACACCACTAGTTGAACGTAATGTACATCTCCAACATAAAACTTTTTCAGTTTTTATATCAACTTGTACAATTTCATCACACCCGCCTATAGGTGCATATTTCCACCATTTACTAGATTCAACGTGTGAGTTCATACACTTCAATTGTTTAGTACCTGTATTGTTATTTTTCATATAATATATATTAACTTAAGAATTCTTTCATATATTTCTGTACTGCTAACTCTTTAGCTTTAGCTTCAATTTCAACATCAAGTGAAAGACCATGTGTTTCAATAAAATCATAAATGTAATCTGCATGGGCACGCTTGTTTGTTTGTGTAGCATCTTCGTGTATTGTTTTACAAGATGAGAAGTGTACAAGTTGTTTAGTATTGCCCCAAGTAGAAGCTGCAAGACGTAGTGCTTCTTTTTGTGTTAGGATACCAGGGTGACACCAATGGTGGTGGTAGTCAAATGTAATTGGAATACCAATAGCCATATGAATTTCTTCATACAAGTCTTCTACCGCGTATTGCTTTTCTTTATCATCATTTTCAACAACAAGACGGGTCTTAACAGAATCATCTAGTAATTCAAAGTTAGTACAGAATCGCTTACAAGCTTCTTCTTTACCGCCTTGTGTTGTGTTGACGTGAATATTAATCGCGGCATATGGTGTACGAGGTATACCAATAAGGTCCATGATTTCACCATGTTGATTAAGGTCTCGTATTGTTTTTGTAACTACATTTGGATTTATAGAAGCTAACACGTCAAATGGACCAGGGTGAAATGTAAGACGTTGACCATACTTTTTAGCTAGATTACCAACACCCTTAAGTATAGTTGAAATCTTTTTATAGTCAGGTAAGTCTTTGAGTTCGTATTCAGACATCCAAGGAAACATATCACTAGACATACGGTACAGTTTAATACCTTTCTTTTCATTCCACTTAATAATTTCAACAAGGTCACGTACATTAGCAAGTGCAAGTTCACTAGCATATTTAATACCCTTTTCGGTAAATGTACGTTTAATCATAGAGCGACCTATATAAGTATTGCTCTCTTCTTTAAGTGTCATGTTGATACAGCAGTATCCGTAATTTGTTTGCATATTATCCAATGTTATTTTCTTTTCGCATTCGTATAAATTCACGTTCGGCATCCGATGCTTCTTGTAGTGTAAGTATTTGAGTGTCTTTAAATACCCTAGTATTAGTTACTACCCAAATCTCTTCATTGACAATTTGTAAGTCTACAATAAAGTAAACATCAGACGTGTCAATATCTACACAATGCCGTTCGTCCTGTAATCTTTCAAGTCGATGTCTATCGAGTTGCATTATACCCAATCTTTTTCATAAGTGTAATAGTAATCAGCGCGTGCACAATCAGCCAATGCTTTTTCTAATACAATAATGATATCTTTAGCACTCATCATTTTAATTTGAGAGTTTATCCACATTTCAGAAAGCTCACGTTGAGCTTTATATGTTCCGCCATTTACACCAAACTTTTTAAGAGCGTATGATAAAAGACCACTAGTAAAACGACAATATATCGAATCAATACTATTAACACGTGAACCAACTATCCAGCTATCTTCAAGCATACCTGAGTCTTGCATTTCTTGTAAAATAATTCGACGGTCAGTCATCATAAAATGAGTCATCATAAATGCTTTAATTTTAGCTTTATTATCATCATTAAGAATCAAAGCACTACCGCCAATATTACCGTTACAAGTTACTTCGCTTGCGTTAAATTTTAAATTTGTCATTTTATTTTATGTTAAGGGTTGAGTTGTTTGTTTTGAAGCCGATTGTTGGTACATAACCAATCACTTGGTTTTTACGATTTTCAATCATTTGTTTTGTCATATTAAGAGTTTCAACATCTGACTCAGTTGCAACCCAGTCGGTAAACAAATAAGTTAATAGTTTTGATTTAAGTTTCTTTTTCATGTGCTTGTTTTTAATTACTATACTAATATAGGCAAAATAATTGACATTAAAAAGTTTTATCAATAAAAACTTTAATATTTTTGTACTTTTTTTTGTAATACCCTATTAAACCTTCACCACCTACACCTACGTCTTCAATAATCCATCTATGTGGAATTGGTGGTTTACGTTTAGCACTATCTAATACAACATCAACGGTAATGCTACTTTTGGTAAACACTGCCATTTGAGGTTGGGATCTTTTGGTTTTTCTGAATACTACAATTGTCATTACTCTTGAATCATTTTAAATAGTTCTAAAACGCTATCCCAGTTTGGAATGTCATGTGTACCAAAGTGAATATGAGTTCCTTCAAATTCTGCGACACCATTTTTAATACGGTCATCAACTAAGAAGTCACCTCTAAGTAAACCTTTATTATGTGATAGTATTAATCTTTTGTATGCTGAATCGCCCAAATGCTTTTCAACCCAAATACGCTTTGCTTTCCAAGATTCTGGATTATCCCAAGGTGCAGTTGATAGAATATAAACATCATGCTTGTCAGCAAGTTCACGAAATGCAGCGATTGCACCTGGCATAGGTTTTGCATCATAGAATATTTGAGGATGCATATCGATTATAGTACCAATGCCATATTTTTTAATATAATCTGGGCTAAATGTTTCATTGATATATCTTTCAATATCAACAACGACCCCGTCAAGGTCAATATAAATAGTTTGTTTCATATCTGTTATTAAGTATTACTAGCTAATATAGTGATTTTTTTTGACAATAAAAAACTTTTGTCTACTTTTTTTACGCCACCACTTGCAAATCTTTTTTTAATATCGTATTCTATAATCCAAGCTGAATTATCGTCTTTGTGTATTGTTGTATAAGATTGACCCTCGTGTATAAATACTTCAACACTGGTTGTACGCTTTTTCTTATGTGGCATATTATTCCTGTGTTGGTTCGCGTCTATCTAATTCAAACTTAGGTTCACATTTATCACACACATAAACACCATAATAACCACTATTAGGGTCATGCCTATGCATTTGTATATAAACGCGATTAAGCTCTTTAAACTTGAAGCTACCTATACAACGTGCACAAACAGCATCCTTTACACTTTTACTCTTCTTTGCCATAATCTTTTTTATGTTTATCTTTACGCGAATACTTATTGTCATCTCCATGATCTTTTTGAATCATGCGCCGACGAATAAGTTGACTTAAATGACGTTCACTATAACCGTCAACTTTATTTGGTTTCTTTTTAGCCATTAGAATAAAGAGTCCCAGACTTGTTCGTAAACGAAGTCTTGTTCGTTATCATTAATATCATCGAGTTCAGCCTCAGTAGCTTCACGAACCTCATCGCCATCAACAAGCCAAAAGTTGTTAATGTAAGCATCGCAAAAATCAGGATAGTCACGAGTGTCTACTCCATCGATTTCGATGTCGTCGATTTGCATTCCGTTGAAAAAGGGTTTACGGTCTAAATAAGTAATAGGCATAATATAAAATTTAAGGTTAATACTTCCATTTGATTACTATGTAAATATAGGCAAAATAAACGACATAAAAAAACTTTTAGCCAATTATTTTAAAATAAAAAGGGGTATACTTCCGCACACCCCTTATATTATATTATGATAGCACTATATTAATTAAGTACTTCACCATGTTGGTATGAATTCAAACCTTTGAAAGGTGACGCAACACGATTACCTAAGTCCCATGCACGACCTAATAAGTTTCCAGCTCTAACCATAAGGTCAGTACCTTTGTGACTTTCAAAGCCATCAACTAAGTCTTCACCATGTGACGCAAAGTGAGTCATTGAATTTACAACACTCCAAACCGATTGGTCAGATTCTGCATTCTTAAGTTCTGCATTATTGAAATCTTTAGTATCAATACCTGCACGTGAGTATTCAAGTAGGTTTTCGTGAAGAGGTATCCACTGTCCAGATCTATCACCAGCACCTGCACTTTTAATTGCGTTAGTTGCACGATTAAGCTCATTTAAAGAAGCCGGTGTTTTACGTGCTTTGTTTACTAATTCATTAAATTCAGCAGGCACAAAGTTGCGACGTGTGAGTCCTTGAATGTACTCGTTGAATTGAGTAAGCGATTTTTCACTTAGGTTTGTCATATTGTACTTGTCTTGTGCGAGTGCGGTAGTAAGACCATTAGTACACCAAAGACGATTTACGTAAGGTGAAACTTGAAATCCAGTAATAGGTGAGTTCTTCATTGTAATACCCGCAGTAAATACATCTTTCTCATCACCTGCAACTGAGAATGTTGCACCTTCTTTAATGGCGTTAAGAGTTACAATACCCGTAGTTGGGTCTGTCGTCCAGTTTGTAACACCAAAGTTACCACCATTAAGAATACGTTCTGCATTCTCAACAAAGTTTGAGTTAGAAATAAGTTCTGAAGCATCTTTTGTGAATGCAACAATTACTTTGTTAACAGGATTAAGTACCATTGTAATGTTTGGCATACTACCTGCGTTAGAAGCCATTGCGTTTTTCATTGTATTAATGAATTGCGCCTTAGCTTTAGGGTTGAAGAGTTGTTCAAACTTCTTAATGAATGTTTGACTCATTCCCGTCATTTTCATTAGTGATTTAAAAGCCTCACTAGTAATTCTGATTTGAGAGCCATTGTAGAAGATTGTCTTCTCGTCAATAACTTCAATTTCACGAGCTGCTACTGTTCTGCGTAGTGCTTGTGCGTTTAATGTTTCCAACTTGCGCGATTGGATTGCGTTGTCTGATAATGTTACCATGTTTGTTAATTAAATTAAGAGAGACAGCATTGTCTCATTGTTATACTATAAATATAGGCAAAGTTTACGACATAAAAAAACTTTTAGCCAATTATTTTCAAATTATTTTCAAAATAATAAAAGGACCCTAAGGTCCTAATATTATAACTTTGCGTTTTTAAGAATTTCATAGTAATATACACCGTCTGAATTCATGCGTTGTACATCATACTCTAAGTCTTTAATAAACTTATCTAAGTCTCTTTGATTAATTGACTTTTCTGCTTTTGTAAAAAATGCATCCATTGTCTTTTGACCATCTGTACTTAGACGGTCATACGTCGTATCTAGTCCTTCTAGTGCGTCGATTAAGTCTGCGTCTGAAATCTTTTTCTTTGCCATTGTCTTTTGATTTATTTTAATTATATATTCTCAACTGATTACTATGTAAATATAGGCAATTAATTTGACATAAAAAAGTTTTCGGCTAACTTTTTTTCAAGTTTTTTTGCTTCAGCTTCCCAAGGTCTATCATAATAGTTAACAGACTCACATCTTTCATTGTCCCATTTTTCACCCTTCCAATAAAAAGTACGATTCATATAATCATGTTTAAGATCACCTCTTAAAGTTTGTAATATATGTACCATTTCATGTGAAATAACGTCACCGAGTTTATCTTCTGGACAGTCTTTAAAAATACAAACGTATTGACTACCCATTATTTCAGCGGCAAACCCATACTTATCAGGTGACGTATGGTCCATAAAATAAACGTTAACATCACATGTAATACCAAGTGCATCTGCAATCGCTTTAACCTTTTTGTTAATAGCAGTTTTATGTGTACGTTTACCCGTTATTTTAATCATTGTATTTATATTTACCTTTAGTATGTGTGTGTTGCATACCATTAATAATTTTAAGAAGCTCTTTAGCTTCTTTAGTATTTCCAGCATTGACAGCATCGTCGTACTGTACCTGCATTACCATTAGTTCTTCTGACATGTTGTAAATATACAAAAAAGATTTGACATAAAAAAATATAAAACTAAAAAAGTTCAGTTGTTGATAATTTATTTGCATTCGCGTTTGCAAGATCATTAAAACCGTCTTGTAAGTTTGTAATAAGTACTTCAACGGTTTGGTCTTCTCGCTCTACAGAAGTAACACGAGCAGACCACGCGTTGTAGCTCATGTCAATCAAGTATGCATTGTAGTCTTTTGCCCAGTCTATAAGTGCTGTGTTAATCTCACCCTTATGTGAAAACGTGTTTGATAAAATAAAGTTATAACCAAGCTGGTCTAATTTAGTTATAAAATCCAAGAGTTCCTTTTCATCTTTTTTACCCCAACCACCATATTGAAACTTACTTGCAATATAAGGCGGGTCTAGATAAATAATATCTCTATCTTTGTCAACCTTATTAAGGTCTATAGTATTATATCCTGATAGTGTAACTTGAATATCTTTAGTCTTGTATATTGTAACGTGCAATTTGATACGCTCTATATCTAATGGCTTTTCACCAAACGGTACATTGAAACCATTTTTACTAAACCTTATAAGCGAATTGAAAGAGATTTGGGCTAAGACATAAAGCTGGTGTACATTTTTAGGTGTGATACCATTAAGCATCCAGTCAGTATTAAACGCTTCTCGCAAGGTGTTGTACGATTCTTTAGTATGACCTGTTGCAAAAAACTTATTGTAACAGGCTTGCATTCTATTGGGTAATTCGCTGTCTAAAAGCGCGTTGTGCATTGCAACAACGGCGGGGTCAACATCAGTTGACATTCCACCATTATTAGCATTGTACATACAAACACCAGAACCTACAAAGGGTTCATGAATCCTATTGTACTTTCGCATAATAGGTTTAAGATACGCATTGTAAATCCTGGTTTTATTTCCGCTATATGAAAACGGACCCTTACTCATTATTCTTCAGTTGCTGTATTATCAGCACCGTAATCATTATAGCCATTTTTCTTGATGTAATTATCAAGTCCACCAATATAAGCTGCGGCGTCAAGTAGGTTATCTTCTTTATAATTATAAGAGTGACGGCTAAACTTGAGAGCAATCAATGCCGCGTACATATCAGCACCTGTAAAATCTTTACCGGTCATTCCTGATGCAATCATAGCTGCACGGTCCATACCATCTTCAAAGGGTCCATACATACGTTCTTTCTCTTCAGAACGTTGATTGATAATCTTGTTAGCTTCTTCTAATATATTCATGTGTTATTATTTTATTATTATACGCTTATAATATGTTATTGTTTCAATATAAAAGACCCAAGACAAATGCCTCGGGTCTTTTAATGTTTAGAGTTTAATATTTTATCGTCTAATAACTTCATCAATAATACCGTAATTCAACGCTTCATCTGCGGTCAACCAGAAATCACGAGTAGCATCCTTTGCAACTTTTGCAGCAGTCTTACCACAATACTCACCTAATAAGATAAACAATTCTTTGTTAATCTTTTGCCATTCTTTCCAATCTACTTCAGCATCTTGAATGTTTCCAGAGAACCCACCAGAAGATTGGTGTAACATAGTACGAGAGTGTCTTAGTGATGCACGCTTTCCTTTGGTACCCGCACCTAAAAGCACAGAGCCCATAGAAGCCGCCATTCCAGTGTTGACCGTGCGAATATCTGTTGGGATGTATTCCATAACGTCAACCATTGATAGACCTGATTTAACAGAACCACCCGGTGAATCAATGTGCATCGTAATGTCATCTTTACTGGCGTTGTCTAAGAACATAAGTTGAGCCTGTACAACAGTTGACATGTTATCATTTACAGGACCTGCAACCCAAAGAATGCGATCACGCATCAATCTAGAGAAGATATCCATCTGTGTCATTCTCATTTCACGCTCTTCAAGAATGTAAGGTGTCATAGAACCTTCGATTTGCTTTTGGTAGTAGTCCATGTTTGATGAGCTGAGGTTGAAGTCACTCATCGCGTATTTTTTAAATTCGTTTCCGTAGTTCATATTATAATCCTTGTTCGGTTATTTTAATTAAGTCTTTAATTAGGGTACATGTTTCATATTCTTCTATTGTAGTAAAATATTCCATGCATTTTGTAAGTGATTTAATAAAGCCATCAACTGGTAGGTCCATATCATACTCCATGCCGTTTTCATCTATTAAAATAGCAAGAGGTTCGTCGGCTGGTAATTTATTCTCAATTACGTCAATTACATATGTTATAATTCTGCGATAAAATACGTCGTGGTTAGTTACTAGTTCTAATTCAACATCCTTGATAGTTTGAAAATCTTCTATTTCAATTCGTGGGATATGACTATCATCTTCCCAATTGTCTGTATAAAATTCTGGTTCCATTATGCTAGTACGTATTTGTATAATAATTCTTTATATTGTTCTTGCGTTGCTTCAGCTTCAACTAAAGCGTTTACTTCTTTAATGTATTCATTGCCAACGTGTGTTATAATACATTCACCATTTTCTATTTTGAATAACGGCAATTTAACTCTAACCTCTGTTGGGTTAATATCATATCGACCTTCATCTAAAATCTTATCAGCTAATTCAAAGTGACGCTCATAGAAGTGAATATTATCAGCACAATGGTAATAAGTACCAAAGTCTAGATTTGGATAATTTACCTGTAGTTCCATAAGAACATGCTGGTATACAAAAGAAAAGAAAGGTGCATCAAATGTCAATCCATAAAAGATATCATTTGAGCGCATTTGCACTTTCATATTTAACTTGTTATTGCGAATAAAGAAATTAAGATACATTGTACATACGAAATCTTTATTACCTTCAAATTGGTACTTAGGTTGATTTAAGAATGCAATCGCTTGACGTGTATTCTTATCAGCTTTAAGTGAATCAATAACCCATTGTAGTTGGTCATTGAAAATTAGTGAACCATAGTTTGAATTAATTTCGTTAGTGTCTGGGTTTGTGATGTGTTTCCAGAAGCCTGAGAACTTTGAGATGTAATCAATGTCACGGTCTTTCATTAGGTACCACGCAAGTTCGCCTGCAAAGTACTTGTAATTAAATGCGCGTGATTTGAAATCTGCAATTGTGAATTTAGGGTCAAACTCTCGCTGGTCAATAGTTAACTCTCTAACCTGCATATCGCGAGGTTGAGAGAGTTGACCATCTTGTTTGATATCTTTAATAATTTTTTTGAATGTATCGTTAAACATATTGTGTTGTTATTATAATCACTTATTATATGATTATTTTACAAAAAGTTTATCAGAACCTTTCTTATATGTGATAGTATATGTGTTTCCACTAAGAATTTTACCATCTAAAATACCATCTGCTACAATATCTTCAACGTACTTCTGCACTGCCCTTTTAAGAGGACGTGCACCGTATGCTGGGTCATATCCCTCAGTCATTAGAAACTCCTTGGCAACCTTAGTGAATTTAAGTTCAATATCTTGCTCAAGCATTCTTTCGTTAACTTGGTCTAATTCGATATCTACAATCTTAATCATATCTTCACTTGAAAGTTGATTAAACAAAACAGTTTCGTCAAGTCTATTTAAAAACTCAGGTGTAAACTTATTCTTAAGTTCTTTATCAATGATTGATTCAATTTTTGCAGTATCAGATGCAATAGATGATTTACTTGAGAATCCAATACCTGAACCAAACTCAGCAGCTTTCTTAGCACCTACGTTTGATGTCATTACAATAATAGTATTTGTGAAATCTACAACTCTACCTAAAGAATCCGTTAAGCGACCATCATCAAGTACCTGTAGAAGTATATTAAACGTGTCTGGGTGAGCTTTCTCAATTTCATCAAACAAGACTACAGAATAAGGCTTGCGTCTCACAGCCTCAGTTAATTGGCCACCATCTTCAAACCCAACATATCCCGGAGGCGCACCGGTTAAGCGTGCAACATTGTGTTTTTCTTGGTATTCAGACATATCAATTCTAATCATGCTATCTTCAGTACCAAACATATAGCGTGTAAGTGCTTTAACCGTTTCAGTTTTACCAACACCGGTTGGTCCTAAGAACATAAACGAACCAATTGGTTTCTTATAAGATGATACACCAGCACGTGAGCGCTTAATAACATTTGATAATACTTCAACGGCTTGGTCTTGTCCAATAATTTGCTTTTTAAGTTCAATACCTAATTGCTTAATCATTTTATGCTCATCGCCCGAAAGGCGTGAAAGTGGAATTCCAGTTTGTTGTGATAGTGTTTCTGCAATAATATCGAATGTAACTTTTTTGCGATTCTCATTCAGCGACTTTTCCCAAGCTACAATAGCACTATCAAGCTCTTTACGCTTTGTCATTTCTTTGTCACGAAATGTTGCTGCTTTTTCGTAGTCCTGTTCTTTAACACTGTTAAGTTTCTTTTCTTTTAGTTCTTCTGCAGTAATTTCAATCTTCTTAATAGAATTAGGGACCTTAACTTCTTCTAAGTGTAATTTAGCACCAGCTTCATCCATTAAGTCAATTGCCTTGTCCGGTAATTCACGTGAGGTAATATAACGGTCAGTTAGCTTAGCACATGCTTCAATGGCATCCTCAGTGTACTCAACCGCATGGTGGTCTTCATACTTGTCTTTAATGCGTTTTAGAATTTCAATAGTGTCTTCAACAGAAGGTGATTCAATGAATACTTCTTGGAAGCGACGTGTAAGTGCACCATCATCTTCAATATTCTCACGGTACTCGTCAAGAGTAGTTGCGCCAATACATTGTACTTGACCACGTGCTAAAGCCGGCTTAAGAATGTTCGAAGCATCTAATGAACCTGAAACACCACCTGCACCAACGATTGTGTGAATTTCATCGATGAAACAAATAATGTTAGGATTAGCCTTAAGTTCATCAACGATGTTTTTCATGCGCTCTTCAAACTCACCACGGTATTTAGTACCTGCAACAATGATTGTCATATTAAGAGATACAAGGCGCTTACCAATAAGGGTGCGCGCAACTTTACCTTCAATAATACGTTGAGCTATAGCTTCCACAATAGCGGTTTTACCAACACCAGGTTCACCTAAGATGATTGGGTTGTTTTTCTTGCGACGTGCAAGAATTTGACAAATGCGAAGAATTTCAGCGTCACGTCCAATGATGCGGTCTAATTTACCGTTCTTTGCAAGTTCCGTTAAGTCTTCACCAAACTGATCAATAAATGGAGTCTTACCTAATTTTTTAATTGGTTTTTTACCACTATTATTATCGTAAGGATCTGGATTCATATATGTGCTTAATTTATTTTATTATTATATGGCGAAAGCCGATTATGTTTATTTATTTAACTATATTATCAGCAGCGCAAATAGCTGGTAATAATTCAGGTTTAATATTAGCCTTAATACCTAATGACTCAACATAACCACGAGCTGCTGAAACCAACTTATGTGATTTCATATTAGGGTCTGAGTTTAGGTCTAAATCTATATTGTCTACAATTATATTGTATTCTTGTAGGTATAGTGCAACTTCAACCGAACGTTCAACTTCTCTCCATAGCCTGGTCCAGAAGTCATTTATTCTAGGTGATATACGCTCACGTTGATAGAGTACATGACAACCCGTGTTGCCAATATGTATAACTACCGTAGTTGCGTAACTTGTCCATGACTTTTTATTTTGGCTATCACAACCAATATAAAGTCTAACATTTTCAGCACCCACTTCGTCTATATATTTTTTTAAATATTCACCTAGATTTATTTGCACTGAATCTGTAAGCCTCCTAAATTTCATAGATTAAAAGTTTACGCTACTTTCCGGATTGAATTTATCATGATATTCATTAATCTTTTCAGCAGCTTCTTCAGCAGAATCCACGATTCTGAATAAATCAAAGTCTTTCAAGCTCATTCTACCAGATGCATTAACCATATTCATTAACCAATCCATAAGACCTTCCCAGTATTTCTTACCTACAAGTACAATTGGTTGCGTTTGTATATGACTACATTGAATTAATGTAAGTGCTTCAAATAGCTCATCGAGTGTACCGAGCCCGCCTGGAAAGACTACATATCCTTGAGAATATTTCATGAACATGACTTTACGTGTAAAGAAGTATCTATTCTCCACACCTACATTAATATAAGGATTCATTTCAGCCTCAAATGGTAATTCAATACCCACGCCAACCGAAACACCACCAGCTTCTTGGCAGCCTTGATTAACAGCCTCCATAATACCTGGACCACCACCTGAGATAACGCCAATATTTGATTCTGCCATTAGGCCACCAAACTTACGTGCCTCTTTGTACCATTTATCTTTTTTTGAAGTTCTTGCTGAACCGAATACAGATACACATGGTCCTAATTTATTAAAGGTATCAAAGCCTTTTGTAAATTCTGCTTGAATGCGCATGATTTGCCATGCATCAGTTGCTTTATCGGGCTTATTGAATTTCATAGTATAATATTTTTAATTACTAATGTTATACGGTGAAATGTTATTTTTGTTTATAAAAAAAGAAAACCCTAACGGGTTTGGCGTTAGGGTTTTGACTTGAACAAATATTTGAACATATATTTCTTACCGGAGTGGAAACAAATTCGTTATGTTATATATCTTGTAATATTTTAAAATTTATTATAATATTGCATTTTGCCTCTATTGATAGTCATTTAATTAACCTAAATGTGAATCAGGTGAAATACCAGAGTTTTTAAACAAAGCTATACTAAATACAATCAACACTAAAATATTAATAGGTATTGAAATTATAAGTTCCATATCGTTTGTAAAACCTTGTATAATACTAAGTATCAAATATACAATATAAAAATGTAGGTCGTTATTATCAGTGAATAATGCCCTAGCTCTTTTTCTTAATGTTGAAAATTGTAATACAATACCAACACATGCTATAAGCACGCCCAACATTGTAAGTCCCATAATTCCAGAGACAATACCATATCCGATTAAAAATCCACCCGGCCATTGTAGGATTATTGAAGAAACCCATCTGATGAGAAAATCAACACCACTAATAGTACCTGAGAAGTTAAATAGTTTTTTTAAAAATTCCATAATTTTATTTTTTTAATTTTTATCTTTTTCCACCGAAGTATGCTACGGCCAATCCTTCTGTTATTAATAGTTCATTTAAACTAAGGAATACTGGACGCGATTCTGAAGAGTCATCCCACGGTTTGATATCTTGATATCCCGCGTAAATAACACCCAAAGATCTACCATACTTATCTAGCCCCATTGATTTTAATATAAATTTATTATCAGTAGCCTGTAATAATTCAATAAGACGGTCTTTAGCTTTTAACCCAGCTTCTTTTTCTTCAAGATCACGTGTTCTAGTTTCAGGTGTATTAATCCCATGTAATCTAATATTACAACGCTTCCACATATCAAAGCCAACATCGACGTTAGCAATGACAGTATCACCATCTACAACTCGTACAACTTCTGCATGATATGTATAGTTAACTTCTACCATTCTTTTAAGAGTATATTAACCGTTATAAATTCTTTTTAGTCGCATGAAACTGCATAATTGCATTTTCAATTAGGTCATCGGTTAGGTTCTTCTCAACTGTTAGATTAATTATTTCATCACGGTCACCCGCGGCCATCGCTGCTAAAACTGTCGCAACAGTTTCCGCATCCTCGTTAAAAACTTTTGTTAAAAAGGTCATCGCTAAAACGTCACCTTGAACAATTTTTACTTCGTTAATGTTATCTTCCATATTATGTTTATTGTTATTACTATTATAGTTATAGTTAATTAAACAAAGAATGTTTCATCTCAGTCCACCGATTCTTTAAGTTTTTAAAATTAAAAAAAATTATTTCAGCGAAGGGAAATTTTAGACCACCAAATAAATAATTGATTTTTTTAATTTTTTAATTTTTCAATTAACTCCGCCACATTTACACACAATGTACCGATATTTAAATAAACCTTAAGATTTTCTGCATAGGGAAATTTTTGTACCCTAAATAAATAATTGATTTTTTTAATTTTTTATTTTTTCAATTTATTCATTAAGTAGCGCCAGCCGCTTTGTACTATATCAATTAATACTACTACCATGCAAACTGTAACAGATGCAATTGCCGCTAATATAACTGTAGTGCCTATTTTATTCATCATACCAAGTGATTCAAACCAATCCATATTTTGCCTAATATTATTGGCCCCCTTAGCCGAGAGCCTTGTAGTTACTTTCAATGACCGAGAGCACACCCTCCCAACTTACAGGAACCGTAAAGAAATCCCCTGCACCGTTATGACGGCCCACTACAATACCCCAACCACCGGTAGCTGACATATAAGCCTCGGGGTTTCTTACACTATCGTATAGTACCGGGAAGAACTCTCCCAGTTGCATAATGATGTAACCCTCTCCGAGTTTACTATAAGGGTGTATCGGGTTGTTACTCTTATTCCTTTCAATAAACTCTACACGTCCTATCTGGGTCTGTAATGTTTTTAAAAACTCTTGTCTACTCATAGGTCCTGTTAGTGTCGGCCCGGTATCACTGTCGTGTGTTATTGTCATACTACTTTAAGTTTCGGCGTCGCCTCTTTTGGGACACCCTTATTATACGGGTTAATTATTTTTTGTTTCAGGGGCACTCGGCCCTTGCAAGCACACTGACCTGGCTTCACGCCGTACTGTGGGTCTGGCAGTTACTCTGAGTGCTTTGAGTACTCTGGGTTCTTTTAATTCTTTTAGTATCGGTCTGGAACTCAATTGGCTTCGCCTGTTTTAAGGGGCCCCTGGCCGTTCAGATGGTTAGAGGACTTACCGGAGGGTATTTGTCTAACACTCTGGGTTCCAGTAGTTTATGGGTACTCTGAGTAGCTCCTAGTATCGTATGGGTATCGACCGTTAGTTCACGGTCGCTTCGGGGGTATTTTACCCCTTTTACGGGGCGCCCAATTTTTTTTGTAGGGGCGACTTCTTTTTTTCTGGGTTTTTTCCAGGGAAACCCTTGGAGTGCTCTAAGTATCGGAGTCTCCTATTAGCGTTGCTTGGGTTCATTTACCTACAAGGGTAATTTTAAGCTTTCATGGGGTGTGATAGTTAATTAGCATATTGCACATTCTTTATCACCTATTGCTTATTATTAGTTGTCATGTGGTACCCTAACCCTTGCACACAAAAATTTATAAATTGGGGACTTGCCCCCAAGGCCCTTGAGTATGCGCATTGGCACATGTGGGTGGGGGGTTGACATTCCCTTAATTGGGGGATTGGGCCTTTAAGCCTCTTTAGTGTTGAAAGCTGTCTTATCGCCGTTAACCTTAATTGGGCTATCTTGCGCTGCGATGTGTCGGGCTAGGGATTCGAATGTCCCTTCATACGTATAAGTATACCCGTTGTCTCTTTCTAGTGTGAATACAAATGTTTTACTCATGGTTTATATATTGCTTTAATTATTGGTTGTTTATGGGAAGCCCTATATAGGCTTTATATAGGGCTT